ACGTCGAGTGCCGCCTCCAGCCGGGCGATCGCCTCGATCTGGAGCTCGTCGGAGCGGAGCGAGCTCACGCGAGCCCCACCTCCTCAAAGGCTGACTGGACTGCCTCCGCCACGCGGGTCAGCGCCCACTCGATGTTGTCCTGGAGCGCGTCCCGGAGGTAGCGATGCTCCTCGATGCCGGTCTCCGAGATCGAGCGCGCGACCGGGTACGCGAGGTCCTCGTCGCCGAGGACGCGCCCGGCCCAGCCACGGAGCTCCGACGGTGGGGGGAAGAACGGGTCGGTCCCTTCCTCGAGCGGCTCGGCGTACTCGACGTTCGTCCCGACGCGGACCCGGACGATCGTGTTCCCGACCTTCTCGACGAGCGACTCCAGCGACGACCGGAGCCGATTCTCGTCGACCGGCGCGTTCTCCTGGGCGGCGCCGCGGATCCGGGTGCCGATGTCTTCGGCGGCGGACTCCAGCTGGTCGGCCAGCTCGTCGGGGAGCGCCTCGATCGCCTCGCGAAGCTCCGCTGGCTCGAGACCGTCGACCCAGGTCAGTTCCGCCTCCATCAGTCAGCCCTCTCGAGTTCGGCCTCGACGGACACGACGTAGCCACGGCGGTGGTCCGTCTGCTTGTCGAGGCCGCGGATCTCGTACCGCGTCGATTCACTGTCGATGTCGACGACGTCGCCCTCCTGGAGGGCGGTCGCGAGCGTCCCCGCGAAGGTCACCGTCGCCGGGCGCTGGACGCGCTCACCGGTGTCCTCCCGGACGAACGACGTCGATCGGTCGTCGAACTGGCACGGGACGGCCTCGGCGACCGTCTTGAGGGATGACTCGTTGGTCGAGTCCATGTCGTTGACCGGCTCCCCGATCGCGTTCGTCTCGACGGTGTCGTCGTCCGGGTCGAGATCGCGGTACCGGTGGATCGTCGCCCGGTCGGTCAGCGAGACCTCGAGCCGGTGGCGCATATCAGATCACCATCGCGCCGCTGTGGTAGCTGTCCGGTTCGTACCGGGCCACGGTCCGGCGGACGTCCGCGCGGATCGCCTCCGGCGGCCGGAAGCTCGCGCTCTGACCCGAGGGGAGCGACTCGCTCTCGAGGCCATCCGTCTGGATCCGGTCGAGTCGCGACCGGACCAGCCGCACGACCGCGTCGACGACGTCGCCCGGCGGCTCGTCGAGCCCGTACTCCCACTCAATGGTGATCGGCCCGTCGGGCCAGCCGTTGATCGGCGCGTCCTTGAGGAGCGTCACGTGCGTTTCCCAAACGCGGACGTGGGTGTCGACATCGAGCGTGGTCCCGTCGGCGTTGATCGAGGTGACCGACCGGACGGGGCGCTCACGGAGCAGCAGGTCGTCGTCGACCGCCGCCGTGTCGCCGTAGAGCGTCGCCGACGTCGTCGTCGGGACGAACCGCGTGCCCGCGTAGTTCAGCCCCTCGATGCGGTCGGACTCCTCGTCGAGCAGGCGCTGGAGCAGCTGCTCCCAGTCGCTCATTTCTTCGCCGTCGCTGGTCGTGTCGTCGACGCCGAGGGCCTCGGGACGGTACGCGATCTCGTCCTCGAGGGCGGCGACGCTCAGGTAGCGTTCGGGATCCGACATGGGTTACTCCTCCAGCTCGGCGCGGCGGACGCCGATGGCGTCCAGGACGTTGTCGCTGGTCTCGGCCTCAGCGATCGCCTCCAGGTGGGCGTCGACCTCGCCGGCCTCGACGCGCTCGGCGCGGACCTCGTAGTCCTGGTCAAGCCACTCGCCGGTGTCGAACGCTTCCTCTCCCTCTGCGTTGGGTGCGGCGTCGTCGACGATCTCGACGTAGTCATGGGCATCGATGAGTGCGTCGGCGCGCTCCTGAGAGACAGTCCGCGTCTCTCCGCGTCGCCATGTCTCTCCGTTCCCACGGATGCGGGCCGGGGCGTCGTCGGTCAGCCGGACAGTGATGTCATCACTCATGACCAGCCACCTCAGGCGCTGACTGGTTCGACGCCTTCGACGAGGACGACTCCGTTCTCGTCTTGGATCTCGAAGTCGTCCTTGCCGACGATCTTGTACTTGGCGTAGAGGTCGTTGTCGAAGACCTCGTCGGACTGCTGGAGCACCTCGACGCGAACATCATCGTACCGCAGCGCGTAGATGAGGTTCTGCGCGGGCGTAAATAGCGCCTGATCTTCGGGCACCATCGGCGTGCCGACGATGTCGTAGCCAAAGGGATTGACGTCGCTCTCTCCGAGCAGGACCTGCGCGCCGAGGCCGTCTTCGCGACCGACGAGCGTGTTCATGTACTCCTGCATCTGCTTGGTGTTGACCATGAACACCGGGTCGGCGCGGAGGTACTTGCTGTCGGTCGTCTGGATCGTCTCGTGGAACAGCGAGTTGTCGACCGGCTGCGCAGTGCCGGTCCCATCGCCGGCGTCGTCGTGGTGGTAGATCGGCGAGCCCCGGTCGGCAGCGATCTTGAGCCAGCCGTTGTTCTGCGCGACGAAGCCGGTGTCGCTTTCGTCCCCGACGAATGCCAGGTCCTCGGTGTCCACGGCCCATTGCTGGGACATGAGTGAGAGAATCTTGTCGGCGAGGTTCTCGCGCTCGGGGTTCTCCTCTACGGTCTCCCGGGTCAGCTTCCAGGGGATCGACCCCTTTTCGCAGTCGATGTCGACGTAGTCAGTGTTGACCGCATCACTCTGATCGGTTCCAGTGGTGTTTTCGTCCTGTCCCTGTCGCAGTCGCTCACCGACGCCGATCTTCGGGATCCGCGTCTTCGAGCGGCCGACCGGAACGGTCCGGACCCGGTCGAGAACGACGCTCTGGTCCTGTACCTCGGTGAAGAACTCGTCGAACATCCCGCGGGGCAGCGTGCCCCCATCGCCGAGGTCGCCGGTTGTGATCTGCTTCAGCGCGTCACCGGGCGTCGCGCTCATGCTTCACCTCCGGGGAGACCGAGGATGTCAGCCTTCGAGGGGCTGTCGTCGCCGCCGTCGCCGCCTTTGAGCTGCTGGCTCTTGCCAGCCGCCTCGGCGAGGTTATCGATCTTGCCTTCCAGAGATTCGAGGCGCCTTTCGAGGTCCTTGGCGTCGTCGTCCGGATCGGTGTTCTTGGTCGATTCCTCCAGCTCGTCGAGGCGCTTCTCCAGCTCCTCGAACTTCGCTTCGATGTCAGTGTCAGTGTCGTTGCTCATGGTCGTCGAATCCGGCGTGTCGTCGCCGGGGACGTCCTTGTCTGTCGGTGCTACCTTGCCGTCGAACTCGGCGAGGTCGAAGTCGATGTCCTCACGGTCGGTGAACCGTGTGGCACCGTGGTCGACCCCCGCGTCATCCAGCACGCCCAGCTGGGCGTCGATGCTCGCGAAGAGCGCATCGCGGTTCTGCCGGGAGAGAGTCCGCCCCTCCTTCGAGGCGTCACCCCCAGCGTCGCCGGGACCGGCACCAGCGCCGGCGCCGGCCTTGTCGACGTCGACGTCGACGTCGGTGCCACCGGGAAGGGCCTCGAAGACCGCCTTCCCGACGCGGCTGAAGAACGACTGCTTCCCGGGCGTGCCCGAGCCATCCAGCTCGGACGCGCGGGTCAGCACGTCCCACAGCCGCTCGGCCTCCCCCTCGCTGTGGCCCCGATCGAGGGCTTCCTCGATGAAGCCGTCGCGGTTACCGAGGTAGTCCGCGAGGCGCTTGTCGGCGCCGGCCTTCGTCTCGAGGATCATCGCATCCGGGACCGCGGGGATGTCCACGGCGCTCACCTCGCGCACGATCCCGTCGCGGAGCTCCCAGAACGGACCGTCGTCCGGGTAGTCCTCGGCGACGGCGACGTCGTCGGGGAGCTCCTCACGGTCCATCGGCGCGGACCACTCGACGTCGACGGCGCCGATCGAGTAGCCCTCGAGGATACCGTCCTCGACGAGGCTCCACAACTCGGCGTCGTCGAAGTGCCACTGCTGGACCCACGCCCCCGCGTCGACGGTCGCCCCGCCGATCGTGGCGGCCTCCTCGAGGACGCGGTTCTCCTCGAGGGAGATCCACTCGTCCGGCCAGGCAGCGTGCATGATGCCGCCGCCGGCGTCGCCGGTGTCCTCGAGGGCGCCGAACTGGTCGGCGAACCCGCGGATCGTGTCGGGCCGCGCGAAGTCGCCCTGCAGGTCCACGGTGTCGGGCACCATGACGATGCCCGTCGCGACCTGATCGGACTCGTCCTTCGCGACGAACTCGACGCGCTTGCTGTAGTACTCTGCCGTCTTCGTCGGCGCCATGTGTCAGTCCTCGCTGTCGTCGCCGCGGTCGTCCGCGTCGGCGTCCTGAAGCTTCCGGGCGCGATCCGTTCTCAGGACGCCGCGCTTCTCGCCGCGGTCTTTGTCGCTGTTGCTCATTTTCAGAAGTCGTCCTCCGCCCGGTCTGGCCTCGCTCGCACGGGGAGTCGGGAAGCTCCCGTGCTGACGGTCATCGGCATGATCGCTGCGGTTACCCGACGGCTCGAGTCGCCGACGTCGGCGCCGCGGCCGTGAGCCGCCCGCCCGACTCGATCGTCGCGAACTCCTCGTCGGTCAGCTCGTCGCGGTAGACGGGCACGGCGATGCATCGGCAGTGAATCCGCTCACCGGGCGGCAGCTGCGGATCGCCCGGGTAGCGCGCCTCGGTGCCGCCGATCAAGAAC